CGCATTGCACTCGACTTTAACAGAGCATTGCTTAAACACCAAGGGTTTGTCCCACGGTATGTTATGCTCCCTGAAGGGGCTGGCCTCGCCGCCCCAAAGACCCGTACCCCAGACAAAAGAACCCCAGATGGCGTTTCCGTCCACGCCGCCCGGCCAGTATGCAGCGTCCCAGTAGGCTTCGTCCCAGTAGTACGGGTTTTGGTAAAGCGTTATAGATATTTGATCTATAATGTTTTTTCCTTCGTCCAGAGCCGTAAAGCTTACGGCTTGTCCATAAGGTAGCGCAGCGCCCAGCAGGGTCCGCACCACTGCGTTCATGCCACCATCTTGGTTGTCAGGAAGCAAAGACGTTTGGTAGGCGCAGGCGATCTGCGTTCCGTTCTCGACATACGATGTGGACAGATCGGGTACGCATGTTGAGAACCATAGGTTGCCTGTCGCCGACGCGGAGCCGAAAACAAAACCGATCTGGCCTGCTTCGCTTATCGGCGCTATGGCCGTCGCGGGAAAGCTGTGCGGTCCGGTCCACAGCCCCTGCGTCAAATCATACCAATACTCAACAGGGTTCGGGGCACCTAGCGACGTGTCGATGATGGACACGCGATATGTGTTTTGATTGAACGCCGCAGCCATGCGTGACGGAACCGTAGTAAGCTGAAACGGTTGCGCGACACCGTCGCCGCGCGCGCCGACGGGCTGCGACACCTGGCCCGCAGCGTTGATAACGCGTATGCCATCAGGAGATGCGTACATCAGGCCCATAGGCGTCGCGCATACTGAAGCGGGCGCCAGGGTTCCTACAGAGCCGTTTATGGCGGCGTCTTTGAGATCACTCGTCGCCTGATCTCCGGTCACCTGGTACATGATGCCCGCGCCCTTGAAGACGATGAGCGACTGAACGATACCGCCGGTAACCTGATTCGACAATGGCAGGCCCGCCACAGCAGTGACAGGATCGGCGCCGCCAAAGGTGAGCGCCTGTGTTGCGTTGGTTACCTGCGTTGGGTTGAGCGAATCAGAAAAGACGAGCTTATTACCTACCGCGAAGTATGCGCGACCGTTAAACTGTGCCACCGATACCGGAACAGAAGGGAGCGGGTTCGTATTCGTGTTCACGCCAAACCACAGCGGCGCGTCGGCGGCGCCGCCCGCAATCGTCAGGGCCAGAAGGTTCGTCGTTGCGGTGGCGTTGGCCGAGATCGTAATAGAGCCGCCCCCGCTGAAGTTCATTGTGGCTCCGGTGGCCGTTGTCAGCGCCGCAGCAGATAGCGTTACCTGCGTAGAGCTATCGACGGATACGACATAGGTGCCTGCGGAGAAGTCAGGGCCTGTCACGATCATGCCCGGCGCGACGCCGGTGGTGCTGGCCAGATTGTCTAGCGTAGTGGTGCCGTGAACGTCACCTGTCGTGTTCAGGCTGAACGTCCCGTTGGTGATGCTAACGACCGTCGCGCCCGCAGGAATGCCTGTCCCCGTGATTGTTTGCCCCGGCGACACGCCGTCAAGGATCGGCGCAGAGGTGTCGCCGTCATAGACCGACGCGATGACGTTTGACCCCGAGGTGATGTTTCCTTTTAGCGCTGTCGTCGAGAAGCCGCTTATGTCAAAACCGCCGAAGTAGGCGCCAGAGCCTCCGGGAAACCCTACATGCGTGACAAGGATCTTCGATGCGGTTATCGGCGCAATGACGGGAGGCACCCAAGGCCCCGTGGCGGCCTGCGTCGAAGGGCAATTATCGTTCGTCACACCGGCCACGGTCACGAAGGCTTGGGCCGCAAGATCATAAACGAAAGGCTCGTCTTTTCCTGCGAAGCGCCCCGACGCGATCAAGCCGTAGACGTAATTGTCGAAAGCGCCCAGAACGGATATGGCGCCCGGCGTCGTGAAGCCTGCGAAGTCTGTAATGCTCACAGAAGCGGGGCGAGGTACAAAAACGCTGCGGGTCTTCGGCGAAGGAATCAGGTTCGCAAGCTGCGCCATCGCGCCGGGAAACGAGTTCGTGCCGTCGATCGTATCTGACACGCCCCGAGGCGTCAGAGTAAAGTTTTTCGCCCCTATGATCGGCATTTACCACCCGATCGTTTTGGTGTTGGGGAGCGTGCCGAATTGCGTGCCGAACCTGCGCCGGTCAAGGCTGACGGTCATGGCGCGATTGGTGCTGTCGTCTTTCATTTTCAGGTAGCGATCAAGAATGCCCTGCGCCCCCTCAGGCCCGTCACCGAGAAACGCTTGCCAACGCCCGTCATCGGTGAGCTTCATCATCTCACCGGCGAGGCGCGTTATCAGATACGTCGGGTTCGGAAACCACGGGTAGTCGGTGCTGAGTTCGGGGGCCGCGATGTCCGGCATCTGGCGCTGATAGCGCAGCGTCACGGGGTAGTTCGCCGACGGGGGAGGATAGATGTACATGACCGCAGGCGACACCGACACGTCGGTAGCGTACCAATAAGGATACGATTGCAGTCCTGCCTGCTGGACAGTGCGATCGAACTCACTCAGGTCAATCGCGATGAGCGGATAGGGAACGCCATTCAAGGTCCAGAACACGCCATCTTTATCGGCGCGAAGAAAGTCTGCGGGCAGCGTGTAGGCGCTACCGTTCTGGACGTTGGGGTTCGTGGATACAGAGCCTGTGTCAAATGTGAAGTACACGGTTCCGCGCGCAAGCGCGAAGTCATAGGTCTGGCACAGTTCGTCGAGGATGGCGTTGAGCATCTGCCCGGCCTGCTGCGTATAGCCGGGACACTTGGCGATCTGGCAGGCCAAGCTCACAATGGTAGTTGCGTTTTGGCCTGCCATAACGACTCCTTAACGGGCCAGGTTTTCGAGGCGAGATTTTTCAGCCTTGAGCTTCTTGATCTCTTTCTCGAAATGGGCCTCGTTCTTTCGGACGCCGACGAGCGCTGCTTCGCGCTCCGCTTTGTCCTTATTGATTTGTTCGTCGATCTGTGCGATCGCCGTACCGTAGTTATTGTAGGTGCCTTTGGCAGAACCTGTCAGAACAGGATCGCCCTGGCGCCCGCTGCGATAGTGCGTCTCGTAGGCTTCGGTCTTTACCGATTCCTGCTGATTGACAAGCTTCTCGCGTGCTTCGGTTTTTTCCGTCAGCTTAGCGGCGAAGTCATCTTCGACGCGCTTCAGGTCATCCCTCAGGTTGGCGAGTGCGCTCTCATGCTTGTCGAGTTCTTCTTTAAGGCCCGGCAGTTCGGCCTTAGCCTCCTGCCTGTCGGCCAGCGCCATCAGGCGATCAATAAGCTCGTGGCCTTCGCCGACGGGTGCGTCAGCGGGGAAGTGGCATTGCAGCACGATCTGCCGCTTGCCGGCGAGGTTGGCGGTCACAGAGACGCCGATGGCGGTGACTTCAGAGAGGGGCATTAGTGACGCACCTCGCCGCCCGACAGCATCTCGTTGCGAGGACGCTGATAGTGCTGGGCCATCGACTTGCCGTCGATTTCGTCCTGGTGCTTCCAGCCGCGAGCGGCGATCTCGCGCATGGTGTCCGCCACGCGGCGTTTAACCTTGTAGGTCATGCCGTGATAGTAGACGACACCGTCAAGGCGAATGTCGGGCTGGTGCGGCGCGAGATCGAGCGTGATGTTCACGACATCGTCGTTGTGGCCGACAGGGTCGGCGGCGCGGCGCAGGCGGGCGACTTCGGCGTTGAGAATTCGCTTCTCTTCTTCGCGGATGCGCTCTTCGCGCACCATCGCTTCGGCCTTGGCGCGGATTTCAAGCTCGCGCTCATGATTAACGAGGGGTTCTTCCTCGCCGATGGCGTCAGCCAAAGGGTCGGGAGTGGGTGCTTTTGCCATTGTCGTCTCCTTTGGAATGGCGATGCAGAGCCGCCATTATGCACAGAACACGAGCGCTCAACAAGGCCCCGCGTCAAAAGACACGGGGCTAAGCAGAGCGTTCGCCTTAGCCGAAGGTGGCCGAAAACGCCGAGACGGACTCGATACGGGCGAAGAACTGTTGGTTGAGGATGATCGTGCCGTAGAAGCACTTCCAGCCGACGACGCGCAACTGGTTGAGCGGGTCGGATTTATCGGCGCTCGACAGATAGCTGAACTTGACGTTGTCCAGCGTGACCTGACCATAGGCGCCGCGACCGATGACGAAGGTCGGGAACACCGTCTGGCCGGTGGCCGGGGCCGCCGGAGGTGTTTGGGCCACGCCTGTGCCGGTGATGACGACGGTCTGGTTGCCTGCCATCTGCGTCGCTTGGCCGGACAGCGGGCCTGAAGTCGGGCCGCTGGTCGAGGTGCCGAGGTGCGACGGCGAGGTCGTCGTGCCGACGTACACCGAGAAGGTGTAGCCCGGCAGGGTCGGCAGGGTGACAGAGATCGAGCCGTTCGGGCCAGTGACCGAGATACCCGACGACACCTGATAGATGCGCGATTCGTACTGGTTCTGGGCGTCCGACGCTGTGACCTGCACGTAGTAAGTGCCAGTGGCCAGAGAGCCTGCGGTGCCTGCGGTGCCGCTGATGGCGGCCACGCCGGTAAACGACGGGATCATGTTCGTTTCGCAGAAGCGAATGCCACCCCACTCACCGGCTTCATAGTTGTACAGGCGGTTGATGTCGCTGTACGACCAGGCGGTGATGACTGTGGAGTTCTGGCGGAAGTCGGCGGCCACAAGCGGATGGATCAAGGCTGTATAGTGCGGCATACCGCGCGGATTAGCGCTGGCGCGCGAGCCGCCCGATTCGGCCTGAATCAGCGTATCGGTCTTTTCGTCGCCCATGAAGCGACGGGCACCGAGGGTGTTCAAGGCCGCCGTGGTGCGGATGACGGTCGTCGGGTCGAGAACGTCGCCCGTTGTCAGGGACGCGCGATTGCCGCGGGAGTTGACGTAGTTGACCTGCGTACCGGCCAGCAGGTTGTTGAAGGTGTTACGCTCCAGGGTTTCGGAGACTTGCAGCGCCGTCAGGTCGGTGGCCTGCTTGAACAGCGGGTGCTTGATCGTCAGTTCGGCCACGTCGGTGATCGTGACCTTGTCGCCCCATTGCAGCGCGGTAGCAGAAACCTGTTCGATCGACATGGTCTCGCCGACGGGCGGAACGCCTTCGGACAGGGGCGCGAACGGCAGCGGGAGGCGCGTGAAGCGCGTTGCGGTGTAGGTGGTGCCGCGACCCTTGGGGAGTTCGAGCGGTTCGCCGAACTGATAGGCCACGAGTTGACGGACGGTCAGCGGAAGGACTTCGTCCGCAATAAAGGCTTCGATGTCCGAAGAGAACTGCGAAGCAGAGTTGGTAGCCATGATGTGCTCCTGCGGTTAAGACAGGAGCACAGCGCGCCTGTCAGATTTGCATATTCTCAAGACGAGCCCGGCGAGCCGAACGATCGTCCTGATTGCCCGAACCACGAGACGACACATCGCCGCGTGATCCGGTAGGCGCCGCAGCCTGGGCGGCCTTTCGGCCTTCGGCGGCGGATTTCTGTTTCCTGGCGGCGGAGGGCGCCTTTTCCAGCATCGCCTCGCCGACAAGGTACTTGAGCAACACCTCTCTCGGCGCCGCGTTGCCCTCCCTGCGGAGTTCCTGCAACTTGGCTTCGACCTTGTCCTTGAACTTGGCCGCCGTAGCGTTGGTGCGACACAGCACCTCAAAATTCGTTTTGTCCTCGCGCTCCGCCGCCTGAGCCTGCTGCGCCTGCATACGCTGCTCAAACTGACCGAGCCGTTCGTTCAGAAGGTATTCGACACGTTCCTCTGGCAGCATCGCGTCAAGACGTTCCTGACGTTGCTGCGGGGTTTCGACGGGGCCTCGGCGCATCTCATTGCGGATCTGCTCCATCTCCGTCCGCAGCGCCCGTTCGCGGTCTTCGGCCTCCTGTGCCCTGCGGCGAAGCTCGGCGTGCTGACGCTGGCCGCGCGACTGTTGCGGCTGGTCGTCAAGATCGTCGATGTCTTCGGGGGGCTGGGCGGCGGGGTCGGCCTGCTCGTCAGGCTGTTGACCCTGATCATCCTGCGGATCGGTTTCGTCGAACGCAGCAAGATCGTCGAACGGTTCAAGTTCCTCGTCCATGTCTTTTCCTTCCGGGTTACGCCCGTTAAGCGAGTGAGACAGGTTACGCCTGTCATGCGTATGTATAGGCTACCACATAAAACTTATGTTTTGTCAAGATAGCCTTACATTTTTCGCGGCATTCCGGGTGCGCCAGCGCGCGCCATCTGGTCGGCATTGATCGCCCCCGGCGGCCCCTTTGGCGCGTGCGGGCCGACGACCTGCGCGCCGCCCGGCGTTCCGCCGCCCGGAGGGCCGCCTTGTTGCTGCATCATTGCCTGAGCCTGCGCCTGTTCTTTCAGCTTCATCTGGTGCTGGTGTTCCTGTATGTGGGCGCGGATGACGCCCGTAGGATCTCCCGACTGCAAGATGGCCATGTGCTCTTGTAAGTGCTGTGGGTCATTGTCCTGCGCGTGCGTCTCGACAGGTATGCCCTCGATCAGAAGCATGTTCTCATCGACAGGATCGACGGTAAGCTGTTCACGGATACTCTTGAACACCATCCCGCCGAGCCTTGGCCCGAATACGTTCTCGACGGCCTGCACAAGCACCGGGGCGATGTTGAGTTGGTAGCCGGGGTAGGCTTGCGGCGGTATCTGCTGCATCATGTTCAGCAGAGAGATTTGTTGTTGAAGCTGCTGCGCATTGCGCGTGGCCTCGACGCCGAACCACCTAAACTCATACCGCTTGTCAAGTTGGATAGGCTGCATGCGCTGCATCTTGGCCTGCATACCGATCTCGCCGAAACTTCGGATAACGATCTCATCGTTTCTGAACTGCTGATCGTAAGCGGCAAAGCGCTCGATCAAAGGTGTCATGATACCTTCTTCGAGAACGCCCACGGCGTCAATGGCGGTCAGAATGTCGGCCTGCATCTCGGCGGCGATTTCAGCCTGATTGCGCTTGTGCGTACCGCCCGTAGATTGCGGCATCATAGCGGGGTTCACGCTGAGCGTCTGAAAGATTTCCTGCTTGCAGGCGGAGACGATGTCGAACCCGTGGCGCCACAGTTCCGGGAACTGCGCGAACTGCGTCGAGCGAGGGTCGGTCTGCCAGATGGCCGCAAGGCCAAGAATCATCGAACCGACGTTCGGGTTCTTCTCTGGGTCTGTCAGGATGATTGGCATGGCCGCATAATGCGCGGTGTCCGCCGCCTCATTGATGGCGTCATTGGCGAAGATTTGCATCTCGGCCACGTCGGCCACGGGTGCGCGGCCCTTGAACAGGTTCGGCACTTTTTCGACGGGCGCTGAAATCACCGGCGGCTTGTCGCACCAGTATGGGCAGCGCTTGGCGCCCAGAACCTTCTTCGGGCCGCCGAGGTATGCGCGACAGAGCAGCCGGTCGCCGTCGATCTTCAGGTTTGTCCACACCTCGTAGATTTCGGCGTGCTTGCCGCGCACGTCGCCGAGAATGCCCGAAGCCTTGGCGAGTTTCTTCGCCACGTCGGCGTCGCCCTGCTGCGACACTTTCGACATTGCCTCAAGGAAACTTTCGCCAAGCGCTTTGGGTATGTCCTTCGATTTGATCTTCTGGCGGATCATGTCTTTCGACCAGCGGCGCTTCACCGCGACATAGCCGCCCTGCGCGATGGCCTGCTCGACGCTGTCGGCGGTGGCCGGATAGACGACGAAGTCCTGATCAGATAGGACTTCGACAGTCGGGCAGCCCTCTTTAACGTCGTCCTCTTCAAGGTCTTCGATGTCTTCGCCAGGCAGTTCTTCGCCGTCGATCTGAAGCGGCTTCATCGTTCGGTTGACGACCTTCCGCTCCGTCGTCTCCCAATCCACATAGACGGTGTACTGTCCCTCTATGTCGCCAGCGACGACGAGCGCAGGCAGCACCTGCGTCTTCAGCTTCGCCTTGCGGACATAGTACTCCAGCAGCGAAGTCGTCGCGTGTGGAATATCGCCGTTCGGGTCTTCGCTGATGACCTCGACATAGCGGCCCGATTGCGGGAAAAGCTGGTTGACGAAGCGCGTCTTGCGCGCATTCACCGCGCTATTGACGATCGGCACGAATATTTTCGAGTTGCCGTTATAAACCTGCTTCGGGCCAAGGACAGAGTTGTAAAGCTCCCAATACCCTTTGATCTCGTCGGAGCGCTTCTTCTGGTCCTCGAAAGCCTTATCAACCTGCTCGAACAGTTCGATGCAGCGCTTATCAACGCCTGCCTTGCCGCTCAGTTCCTCGCTGCGCTTGACCACGCCCTACCTCCTGGCCGACATGTACCGGCGCCCGTTATCGGTATAAGCATAGCTTACGTCGCCGCCCTCCGCAATGTAGGTTGGCGCGCGCAGAAGCACAGCGGCGCTTTCCAGCCCCTCCATCACTGTGCGGTAGGTGTTGTTGGGCGGTTCGTCAGACAGGCGGCCCTGTTTGTCCATCGTCCGCGAGTAGCCCCCGGACAGTCCGCGCAGCACCCATGTCGCCTCTGCGCTGACGGCGAACATCTGGCCTGCGCGGTTCTGCCGCTGCATCAGGTTCGACAGCGCGGCGCGGCCCGTGTGTACGTCGCCGCCCTTTCGGACCTCGACCTTGGCGGCTCTCAGCGCTTGGTTAAGCCCGACGTTCAGGTACTTGTCCCAGTGCTTCGGCCCTGTCGTTACAGAGACGCGGCGCATGAGCGTGCGGTTGACCGCAGCCAAGAGGTCAGCGGTAACGATCTGGGGTTCGCCTTCTCGCACCCATGAGCCGTAGATGCGCACGGCGCCGTCAAGCACTTGGAACGCGACGGCTGAGACTTCGGTCGCGGTGGCGTTCATGGCCAGCAATAGCTCACTCTGGCGCGAAGGCTGAAGCGCCTCAGCTATGTGGTGCTCGGCAAACTCTTCGTACATCGGCGCGCCGGGGTGCATCTTGAGCGCATAGGCCAGGGCGTTCGGCACGTCGATCTTGCCCGACGGGAACGTCGTAAGCTGCGACCGAAGGTCTGGCTGGTCACAGGCCAGCCGCGCTTCTCTGGAGGCGAAGTAGGGCTGCAGACCGCGAATGAAGTCGAGCTTGGACTTCGGCGCGCGCAGCGCCTGAATAGGCAGGGTGACGCCACGCCGTACCTGCTCTTGCCGGATAGGCTGGAGGATGAACTCGTTCAGGCCGTCTTCTTCAACGCCGATAAAGACGGGCTGGAACCTGTCCTCCGCCTCGAACATGGCGTTTATGATCTCATCGGGCAGCAGCAGCTTTCCCCATGAGTCCCATATGATTAGCCGGTTGTTTACCCACGACCACGCTGCGAAGCCCGTCGTCGCCGACGTGGCTTTGGCGGTTCGCGCGGGGTCAAACATGCAGTAGACAGGTTCCCACTTGCGCACGCGAGGCTCAACCACGATCTGGTCGGGCTTGAACGCTTTGGTCTCTTCGACTTCAGCCTGGCACATGTACTCAGCGCGGAAGCTGTCGAGGCGCCCTTCGCGCATGGCGGAGGCCTCCAGTTTCTTGAACCGCTCAAGGGACAGAGACTCAGGCCACGTCGCTTGCTCCATCCCGTTGTCGTCGATGTACATGGCGGGATAGCGACCTACAACCCATTCAGGATCTCGCGAGACGACCTCGGCCACGCAGTCGCGGTCAAGGGGTGTGGCCGTCATGCGAACGAGCGAACCGTTACCGCGTGCAGTGGCGGGTAGTAGCACATTGCGGAACCATAGCAGGCGCTGCTTACGCGCTTCGGGCGAGCGCACGTCTTCGGCGTCTTCAAGGTCGTCGATGAACAGATAGTCCGGTCGGCTGTCTTCGTACTTGGTGCCGCGCAGCGACGTGTTCTTCGATACGGCCAGCAGTCGTGTGCCGTTGCGCAGAGCTATCTCGCTTTCGGACCAGTTGCTCTGGTTTCGCACGTCGCCGAAGATTTCGGTGATCAGGTCGTTGTTCTCAAACTCGGCCTTGATCGCGTGCAGGCGCTCGGCGGCCTTGTCGGCGGTGGCGCCGACGATCAGGCCATTTCGGAACTCGCCGAACAGCGCCATGATGATCGTGGCTTCTTCACCGATAGTCGATTTGGCGCCTTCGCGGAACGCCATCGCTTCGTAGAACGGCACGCTGGGGTCGTGCCAGTTCCAGATGATGTGCTTGTGGAAATCAGGCGTGGCAAGGGGGTGACGGTGGGCAAAAAGAAAAGCGTGCGCCAGTTCACGGTCTTCGTGCATCTGGCGCACGATCTCTAAGCGTGCGTCTTCGCCTTCAGGCTCGTCTTCTGCAAGCGCAGCGGCGAGAGGGTCGTCAGATTGGGTATCCATTGTACTCACGCTTCAGGCGTTGATGCACGAAGCTGCCCGGCGATCCCGCGAGCGTAAACGAGCGATAGGTGGATTGGGGAACGCTATCGTAGCGATACGTATCCCCGTTCGCAAAGGTCACGTCGAGCGTCTGCTCTTCGTCATCGTACTCGCAGGAGACGACATTGGACGAATTGCGGAAGTTGAAGACCTCACGCATTCAGCTTGGCCCGCAAGGTGTTGATCTGATCGTTGAGCGCTTGCCACTCAGCGTCAGTCGGATCGCGGTTCTGCGCGATCATGTTGTTGAGCGCGGCGGTGGTGTTCTGCCACAGGGCCTCGACCTCAGTGGTCATCTGCACAAGCTCCGGCAGCAGGTTCAGAAAGGCGAGAGCGAAGTTCAGAGCGGATTGGGACATTTTAGTCTCCGAAACTGGTAAGCGCGGAAAGCGCTTTTTGCATGGCGAAACAAGTTTCTGCGCGGCCTTCGCTTCCGGCAATAACGAAATCTCCGGTCTTTGATAGGCCAATTACCACGACAGTTTTGAGCGCCCCTTTGTGCGCCTCCAAAATCTTATCGGGGTCTATGTGTGCGCCGTCGCCAACCAGCTCAGGCCTAAGGCCCACAACGTCGCCCATCACTTCACCTTCAGAGCTTGAGTGAGCGCATAGAACGCATTGACGGCGGAGGCCGCCTGCGTCGCGGTCTGCGAAATCTGAGCGGTCGTCAGACCACCGCGAACCGCATCCTGCGCCGTCAGGATCGACGACCACGCCGCCGCATCGGCTGCGCGCACCTTGGCGATGGTCGCAGCGTCAGAGCAGATGGGTGCACCCGTCGAGCAGTCGGGAAGCTGGCGGTACTGAACGGCCACGGTCAGGGCCGCAGCGTAGGTGCCTTCGACGGCGTAGACGGTCTGGGCCGGGGTGCGCGGCGCGGAAGCCGGAGACGACAGCGTCGCGCACCCCGCCAAGGCGAGCGCGCACGACAGAACCAGGGGGGCTAGAACTTTCATGGCGGTCAACCTTGAGCTTGTGCGGGCGCCGTCTGAACGACGGCGACGGCAGTTGGTGTGGCCAGAGCAACGGCTTCGCGCTGTCTGGCATTGGCCTTATCGACGAACGACCAGATGACGGCGGCCGCGGCGACGAGTCCGGCGAGGAGGGCGTTCGCTTGATCCTTCGTGGCGAGATCATGCTGAACGAGATAGCCAGCGCCGATCGTCAGCAGGTGACGAAAGATGCCCTGGACCTCAGTGCTGGTCAGAAGCTTCAGCATCTTCGTGCTCCACGGCAGCGGTGTTTTCGACGGCATGCTCGACGGCGCCGACATCGTCAAGAACGGGGTCGGTGGGTTCAGCAGGGGCAGGAGCGAAGCCTGCGCCGCTGGAGAAACCGGATTCGTCTTCGATGACGCCGTCGGCGTTTCCAGTGAAGACGGGTTCGGGCTCAGCGGGGCTACCTGCGTCTTCGGCCGACTCGCAAAATCGCCCACCGTTAACCCACTCGGCGACTACCTGCAAAAGGCCGTTGACGATGTAGCGATCGAGGGTTGCGGTTGCGGGGTAGTTGGCGATCAGGTGATCGACAGCGGCGCCGATTTCCTGTTGGTCGATGGGGGGCATTGTGGATCTCCGGCCAAATGCGGTTGTGAAGGCGCCAGTAATGCCACGGGCGGCTATTCACGTCAAGCGGCCATGCGTGTATCCTCGCGCTGCGCAATCACGCACACACACACAGGAGGCAGCTATGCCGTTGAAATCTGGCAAGAGCAAGAAGACGTTCAGCAGCAATGTGAAAACGGAGATGAAGGCGGGTAAACCGCAGAAGCAGGCGGTTGCGATCGCCTACTCGAAAAAGCGCGAAGCCGAAGGCAAGAAGCGCAAATAAAAATCGCCGCCCCACAGGCTTTCGGGAAAGTGAGGCGGCGAAGTTAGGGAGAAACACAAAGCCGGTGAGGGCCAGGGTTTATGTAGGCTGGCTGGTAGCCGCTGTCAAGAGCGCTTGCACGGGCTAAGTGAATAGCGAACCTTACTGTATAAGTGAATAGCACGCCTACATGAGCTAAGTGAATAGCGAACCCCGCTGGGTAAGTGAATAGCAAAACTAAAATCGGTGCGGGTTTATCCGAAGGGCAATAAAAAATTTTTCGCCAACCCGCGCTCAGAGTTTTCCCAGAACCGCAATCCCGATCTAACGGCCTTATAGTACCGCAAACCACGACGGCCAACGCGTACACGCGCCTATGCGTCACGCGTGCGCGTGTATAAGATTATAAATAAATAGGGCTATGGGGTCCCTGGCGCTTGAGTAGCAGGGGTCCATGTCTGGCGGTTAAATGAGACGGGATTTGAAATGTTGAAAAGGGAATGCAGCGAAATGATCTGTCATAGCGTATGAGTGAATAACATAAATGGCGAAGGCATAAAAACAGTTATAGGTGCTAACCGTCTTTAAAACACGTATTCGTGTTATTCACTTAATCCCTATAACAGATTGAAACCGCTTGTATTTTCCTGTTGCAATTGGCTCAAAATAGTGCTTGACTGAGTGAATAGCAGGGTCTATAAAGGCGACATCAACCGCGCGCAAAGGAGGCGCTATTCACATGCAAACGACGTTTATAGCTAAAAACTTGACGGACGCTGCGCTTGAAAAGGTCTGCGCTATGACGCCGGTTATCGCTATCGAGCGGCCGTGTGTGCACGTATATCTGAACAATGTCGCCGCGCGCGAAGCCGCGCCGGGCGAATATGACGTTCACATTCAGGCGAAAGCGCAACCTGTCTATATCGGCGACCCTGAATCCGCCGCGCGCTACCTGGAAACATGCGTCGCAGTCGGAACAAGCGTTGAAACCCGATATTATGCCCTTGGTGGCGCATGGCGCGGATCTCGCTCTTGCATGAATAAGCCTGCCTTATGGGCGGATGTTCGCGCGTTTGAACAAACGCAAACACTGTAGGGCGGCTTGATCATGGCAAATTGCACTATCTGCGGAAAACCGATTGTTCTGGTGCCATCCGCTTCCGAACGCGCGGCGAAGTTTGGCGGAAAGCCGTCCGACTATACGCGCCTTTTCACGGCGCACGCGGATTGCCAGATTGCTAAACGCTCGCGCGAAAGCCGCGAACTGGCGGCGCGACTCGCGCAATCTGCGCGCTAAGCCTTCTCTAACGCCACGTTTCGGCGTGGCGTCAATTGAGCGCTTAGGCTTAAAATGGAGAATAGGATATGTTCACTCACAATTATAAAGGCATGTACATTCATGGATATTGCGACAAGCCGCAATGTCGCGTTTCTGGGTACTCGATTCCCTCAGATAAGATTTTCAAATCCTATCGTGCGGCGCAGCTTGCTATATCCAAGGCTGTAAAACTACACGACGCGGCAATGTGCAAGGCTTTAGGGGTCGCACTCTAAGCCTTCACTAACGCCACGTTTCGGCGTGGCGTCAATTGAGCGCTTAGGCTCATTTTCAGGAGATCCACATGTCAAATTTAGACTTTGACGATCTTTGCGCATCGGGCGCAGCTATTCATACAAAGTTTTTACCCGCGACAAACACGAAACCCGCGCGCGTATCCGCCAAGGCGGAAGGTATTGGGCCGCGCGTCATCGTGTCCTATGACCACGGCTTGAATATGTACCAAAACCACGCCAACGCCGCGCGCATCTTGTGCGAGCGCTTGAAGTGGGACGGACGCTGGCGCGGCGGCACGAACAACCGCGGCTTCTCTTTCGTGAGGGTCGGATAATGCTCAAGAAAGCAAAGGAGCCGGTTGTCCAAGCCGACGTGCCGGAAAAAGCGCTTGAAGCCCCTCGTTACTGGCATATATCGCAAGGCCGCGCCTACGGGCCAAGCCTTCAGGGCGAAACGCTTCCTGAATACAAAGCCCGGGTGAAACGCGCTTACGGTTCGCTGCGTGGCGTGATCTTTGGCAAGCGCGAAGACTTAAATCCCAGCTATTTCTGTTCGTGAGGGTCGCGAGATGGAACGCTTCAAGATCGTGGAAAAGAACAATCCGCTTGCGGTTCACGGCCTTTTCTATACCCGTGAGCGCGCTGAAACGCATTTGCGTGACGTCATCCCGCTTTACTGCGCCAGAGGGTATTTCATGGACAAGACCCTCACGCCAGACAGCTTTGAGATTAAGGAAAACTGACCATGCAAAAGACATATGAAGCCGTTGCGGATATTTCCGACAATCCGAACGAAACCAAATATGCGCGCATTGAGGTGCGCGGCAAATCAGAATGGAAAACAAAGCGCGCGGCGGAAAAACACGCGCGCGAATACAAGGCGGCGCATATGCGCGACGCATGGGCGCAAGAATCCTAAACCCTCATGAGAGGGGCGGTATATCCGCCCCCGACAATGAGCGCTTAGGCTTAAAATGGAGAATTTGATCATGGAAAAATTTATCTTTGATGGGTACGGCATAACCGACGCTGACAATCAAGACGCGCCCCCTCTTGCCATATTTTCCGATATGCTTTTGCATGATTGGCAGCGCGCTAAAGCTATAGGCGCAATGTTTGAAGCCGCCCCCGCCATGCTTGCGGCTTTGGAGCTTGTCGCTCCACTGTATGACAATATCGACTCTGTTCCGGCTTCCGCGCGCCATTTGCCATTTTATCAGACCGGAAAAGCAATCCGCGCGGCCATAGCGCAAGCCAAAGGACTCAACCAATGACTTACCCCGTAATCGCCGCCTTTGAC